CTAGGTGGTAATTCAAACACCGCTGTGCCAACAGAATTTGCAATTGTAGGTTATACACAAAGAGATAAAATGGGAACAGGTCACATAGTTGTTCCTACAGGTACAACTGGTGAAAGACCAACAGGTGGAGATTTATTTGAAGGTGGTGTAAGATATAACACTACACTTGACACTTGGGAAGGATATAATGGTACACAGTGGACAGGTTTAGGTGGTGGTAATCCTTGGGCAACACATACTGCTGATGGTTCTACTTCTTTAAATATAGCATCTAATGATAGATATTTTATTAACACAAGTGCTGGACCTCAAACAGTTGTTTTACCTGCATCGCCACAAACAGGAGATCAGATAAGTTTATTAGATTTAGCAAGTACTTTTGACACAAACAATTGTACGATTAATAGAAATGGAAATAAAATAATGGGATTAACTGAAAATTTAATATTATCAACAGAAGATGAAGCAATTACACTAGTTTATACGGGTGCAACTTTTGGTTGGAAACTAACTACAAACTTATAAATAGCATAGAGATTAAAATATGGCAAATAGTAGAGATTTTACAGGTAAAAATAGAAAGTTTACTGGCACGAAAGGCATAGTAACACCTAAAGGAACAACTGGCCAACGTGTAGGTTCTGAATCAGGAGAACTTCGTTTTAATACTACAATAGAGTTAATGGAGTATTATGATGGTAACCAATGGAAACCTATTGATGCCCCTCCTACAATTACAACTATTACAACAAGTGATGCTCAAGGCACAAATAACATTTTAAATGCCGACGGTTCTACACTTCATACAATTACAATCACTGGTAGTAACTTTGGTATTGGTGCAACAGTTAAATTTGTAGGCAATACAGGCACAGAATATGCCGCTGGTAACGTAACAAGAGTTTCAGGTTCACAAATAACTTGTAAGACTACATCATTAATGGGCACAGCAGACGACCCTTATGATGTACTAGTAACCAATGCTTCAGGCCTTTCTGCTTTACTAGAAGAAGCATTTACTTTTAACGCTGCTCCTGTATTTGTAACAGCAGCAGGCCAATTAGGCGGTCCAAAATTAACAGGCGTAGCTATTACAGGTTCAACAATAGATGTTAGCGCTACAGATGCTGAAGGTAATACAATTACTTACAGTGTTATTTCAGGATCTTTACCAACAGGTTTAACATTAAGCAGTTCAACAGGATATATTACAGGAACACCAACTACTGCTGGAACAAGTATTTTTGAAATACGAGCTTCAACAACAGAAGGAAATGCAGCACGAGTATTTAGCATTAGAGTTATTGCAGGACCTACAGGCGGAACAATAACAACTTCTGGCACTAACATAATACATACATTTAATTCACCTGGATCTTTTGCAACCTCATCAACGGTTTCACTTGACGCATTAATTGTGGGCGGAGGTGGTGGTGGAGCAGGTTCTTTTGCTGGAGGTGGTGGAGCAGGTGGAGTAGTTTATACAACTGCTAGATCTATAACTTCTGGTACTTATCCTGTTACAATTGGTACAGGAGGCCAAGGTGGAATTGGTTGGCAAAATGTAAACCAAATGAGAGGAGATCCAGGAACTAATAGTTCTGTTTTTAGTTTAACTGCTAACGGTGGAGGCGGCGGCGGATCTTTTGATTATCAATACTCGCCTGCTGGCATTGACCAGACGGCAAGAACAGGAGGTTCAGGAGGAGGTGGTGGATCTGCACAAAGTACTATGCCTGGCGCTTATTTTGGAGCTGCTAGTAATCAACCTTCTTATCCAGGTGCAACTTCTTATGGAAATTCCGGTGGTAATGGTTATTTCCCAGCTTCGCCATATAATGGTGGCGGTGGTGGAGGAGCAGGAGCGGCAGGACAAGCTGGATCTCCTGGTGGTGGTGGCGGCGGAAACGGTCGTGCTTTTAGTATAACAGGTAGTTCAGTTACTTATGCAGGAGGCGGTGGAGGTAGTTCACAAGGAGATCCTGTCGCACCAGGCGGAACTGGCGGTGGAGGAACTGGAACTAATACATCAACAGTAGCACAAGCTGGTGGAACAAATTTAGGTGGAGGCGGTGGCGCAGGAGGTTATAGTGGGCCAAGTAATAGTAGACTAGGTGCTAGTGGTGGTACTGGTGTTGTTATAATAAAATATGACAGTGCAACATTATCATAAAAATATATGAATAAAATATATATAAACTGTAATTTAGGAATTGGTGATTTGTCAATAGACACATCCGAAATAGGATCTTATTTCAGTGATTTATTTATTTCTTTTACAAATAATTCAAATAAAGACACTTTAAAATTTAATAATCTTAATTTTTTATATCGTTTTTCACATAATGACCAAATAATTAGTGAAAAAACTTATCCACCTTTAGGTATAAAATATGTTTCAACTAATGACGACTATCTTGTTGCTGAAAGATTAACTTTTTTACCTACAAATGAATATAAGCTTTATTTTTGGTGTGAAAATAATGGACAGTCTTTTGAAAAAACTGTAACATTTACAATTCCAACTCCTTCTAAAGCTTTTGAGTCTTGGATTTGGGATTCTGTAAATAAAAATTGGATTCCTCCTGTTGAAAAACCGAATGATTTACATTCATATGAATGGATTGAAGAAACTGTTTCTTGGAAAAAAATAAGTCCTATAATGCCACGATTAGATTTTATATTCAATCTTAATAACTTAAATTTAACAGAAGATACTTCAGCTCTTGATAAAGCTGAATCTATGATTAATTCTAATAGTTTTTCTGAAAACTCTAAAATATTTTGGAAATATACTACTTTTTTTAATAGAAAAGATCCTTTTTTTATTCAATGGGCGAGTGAAATGCAATTAACAGAAACGCAGCTGAATGTGTTATTTGACGTATAAATAGATATAATAAATTAGTATATATTATGAAAAATTAAATTATGAGTTTTGTGAACAAAGTTAAATTTATAAATTTCAAAAACAATTTTTCTTCAACTCCCTTTAGTCCTAATTATAACTATTTTATTTATGAGAATAACATTTGTGATGAAATTAACGTCAATGAAATATTAAATATTATGTTAGATAGAGAAAAAGAGTTAATTGATAATAATGAAAATAATATAAAAAATGATTATGATAAAAAAGTTCTTACTATAAGATATAAATTTTTTAATAAAAAAATATTTAAATCAAAACATATTGTAAATTTAATTGATGTATTAAAAAAAAATATAATTTTTTATTCTAAAACTTTAAATGAGCCGATACCTAAAAAATTGTGGGTTCAAATGTGGTGTAACATATTAAGAGAAAATCAAAGTATAGAAATTCATCAGCACGATGGTAGTGAAAATTCTTATTTGAGTGGTAACTTATGTTTACAAACAAATAACACAAAAACTCATTTTGTAAATCCTCAAATTTATTTTACAAAATTTAATTCAGATTATTCAAGTGAAAATAAAAAAGGTAACTTAACAATATTTCCTAGCACATTACCACATTATACTGATAGAGTTGAAAAAAACAAGCTTAGAATTACTATTGCTTTTGATGTTTTAACAGAAAAAAATAAGAAAAAATTACTGTGGGATAGCGGAGAAAATAATTTGTTTAAAGAAAATATTTTAGAATTAAAAGGTAATTTGATATAATAAATCCACAATAATATGAATTTAAAAAATTATTACTACTATTATCAGTCAGCACTATCACCAAAGTTGTGTGATGATATTATCAATTACGGTAAAAATCGTCAATTGACAACAGCTGTAACAGGAGAATATGGAAAAATTTTAGATAAAAATGGTAAATTAAGTAAAAAAAATATTAAAAATATTCAAAAAATAAGAAAATCAGAAGTTGTTTGGATGGACGATATATGGATTTACAAAGAAATTCAACCGTACGTTCACGATGCCAATAGATCAGCGGGTTGGAACTTTGATTGGGATTGGTCTGAAACTTGCCAATTTACAAAATATGGTGTTGGACAATACTACGATTGGCATAGTGACGTTAGCGAACCTTATAACCGACCTCAAAATACAGATGGTACTTGGCCACCAGATCACGGTAAAATAAGAAAATTATCTGTGACTGTTAGTTTATCCGATCCTAAAGATTTTGAAGGAGGAGAGTTAGAATTTGATTTTAGAAACAAAAGTTCTGGTAAAAAATCATTACATAGATGTAAAGAAATTTTACCTCGTGGCTCTATAATAGTGTTTCCATCACACGTATGGCACCGTGTAACACCAGTAACAAAAGGAACAAGATATTCTTTAGTGATGTGGAATTTAGGATATCCATTTAAATAAAAAGGAAAATATGAGTTTTGATAAAGACAATTTTTTAATAATAAAAAAAGCAATAGAACCAAAAGTAGCTGAGTTTATATATAATTATTTTTTAATGAAAAGACAAGTATGTAAAACATTTTTAGACACAAGATTTATTTCTCCGTCAGCTACCGAATGGGGTGTATGGAAAGATGAACAATTTACAAATACATATTCGCATTATGGTGATATTGCTATGGAAACTTTATTATTAGCTGTTCAACCTATTATGGAAAAACAAACTGGATTAAAATTAATTCCAACATATTCATATGCAAGGATTTATA